AGTATCGCTACGTTCACGGTGACACCCATGAGGGTCCACCGTACAAAGAAGGTGGCGACTTTCTCCAATACACGATGCATTACCCCGTTGATATTCTCGAAGGATCAGCTTACACGGAAACGTGGACAGCCCCCAGGTTAGGGTATTTCTTCTCCCCAACCTGGCCCGGACACGGTTGGTATCAAGGTGGGTTTATCCTACCTTCTACCTACGGTGTCGAGGGATTGGGTGATTCTGAACGTATTTTATACGATCAGATCACTGAATCCTACGTGAATCCCGGCAACTTGCAAGAACTCGGAAACCGCGCATACAACCGTTTGCGCCCCAAGATTGAGCAGGCAGGGGTCTTTACAGCCGCCTACGAGCTGAAGGATCTTCCTGGGATGTTACAAACTAGCGTCGGCGGTATGAAAGACATCTATCGTACCATCGGCGGTGACTTCCGGAATCCGCTTCTCGGCCCAAAAGCCGTAGCGGACCACTTTCTCAATCACGAATTTGGTTGGGTACCCTTAGTCCAAGACATTCAGAAGACCATAAAGGTCGCACACGACTTTGACAAGTACGTGTCTGACGCAAAAAGTCGGAATGGCAAGTGGGCTAAGAGGAGGTTTCGTGAGCCTCATATCGAGGAAGAGCACGTTGAGTATCAGACCTCTGGTGCTTCTACGTTTGTGTACCCCTCCCTGGGTGACACATATATTTCGTCAGGTAAATTCACGGTTACCCGTCAGAGAATGACGGACACGTGGTATACCGGGCGTTTTATGCAGTACTTCCCCGAATTCGATACATCGTTTGGTCCCGATGACATGCTGACCCAGCTTGAACAAGGGCTGGATCTGTATGGGGCTCGCATGAGCCCGATCAACTTGTATCGCATTACGCCTTGGACATGGATGATTGACTGGTTCGCTGGTGCCGGTGATCTCGTTCAACGAGCTACCGACATTGCGAATGGGTCTACCTATGCCGAGGCTTTCTATCTCATGCGACACTGCTATGAGCGTTGGGAGTTCAAAAGTGAATTCACCGACCATCTTGGCAACACCCAGACTCTGGTATGGTACCGGAGTATTGAGGTGAAGCGTCGCGAGAAAGCTAAGAGTATGTTTGGATTCTCTGCAAATCCGGCTGGATTGTCGGATATGCAAAAGGCGATCTTGGGAGCGCTCGGTATTAGTCGAGCCTTCTGAGATTTATCGCTTGGTGGTACCCTAATGCTGTTCAGTTTCGCACCTGGGCAGATTCCACCTTGTTAACGCGATTTCTCGAAGGAGATCAACTATGTATTCTGACCCCGTTGACATTGTTATCGATGGAGCGACGATCCATCTTCCTAGGGTTGGTATGGGAAGTGGCACTGCCACTTACCAAAACCCGGATGGGACGTATGCGTTAACCATTACGCAAACGGCCACGAAAGCTGATCGACGACGTCATCAGCTACGTTTGGACGTTAAGAAGGTCGTTACAGATCCTCTGACTAGTCAGCAGGACTACGACTCTTCGAGCATCCTCGTCTCGATCGATAGGCCGAGTTTCGGTTTTTCGGTCGGCGACGTTGATGCGCTCATGACAGGGATTAAAACCCTGTTAAGTACAGCTTTCGTCACTAAGCTATACGGTGGCGAGAGTTAATTTCCTCTCCGGAGGGTGTGTCACGGGTAACCGAGGGGTCGAGTACGTAGCTTGACTGTCTACCTCCGACTGGGGGAGATATGAAAAGCAACGTAAGTGATCACCTAGAGATGGTTGCCGCTGTCTATTCAGACGCCGCAACCAAGTGTACCGCTGAAGTCTCTGCTTTACGTGACCTAGAAACCATCAGGTCACGGGTTGAAGAAGAAGGGATGTCGTTCCTAACGATTACCCTTCCTAACTTCTGCCGAGACTTCGAGAGAAGCCTGGCAGATGGTTATATAGACCCATCTAGCTTTGCTGGTTTTCCTCGTGTGAGGAAGGCCGGAAAGCGAGGAGCAATCCCTGCATTCTTGCAAGGTATGCTCGGTCAACTCTTCAACCGTGAGACAGGAGAACAGAACGATGAAACGAACGATTCCCCCACCATCGTTGAGTC